ATAATAAGTGAAATTAAAGCGTCACTAATTAGGGTAGATAATGCCACGTAAAAAATCAAGTCCATCCAAAGGCAAGAGATTTGTCAAAGTTGTTAAGAATAAAAAGACTGGTCGCAAAAGAAAGGTCAGTTATGGGCAAGCCGGCAAGTCAAAGAGTGGCAAAGACCGTATACAACCAGGAACAAAAAAGGGAGATTCCTATTGTGCCAGGTCATACGGTATTAAGAAAAGATTGTCAGCCAAAAAACGCAATAATCCTAACAGTCCAAATAATTTAAGCAGAAAGAAATGGCGGTGTGCTGGTAAAAAGAGTAGAAGATAGTACACCCTTTATTGGAGAAGTTATGGATAAAGACCTACTCGCACTGACACCTGAACTAATTTTGTTAGTTAAAAAAGTAATTACAATGAGCCGTGGTGGTTTAACCAAGGCAGAGAAACAAGAACTTGCAGCGGATTTGTTGCAACTTGCTTATAAGGTGTTAAAGGAAGTTGTGGACGACGATGGTCAGCCGTAGTCCACATCCTTTTGTGTTTGTAAGAGATAGGTTCCTTGTTACCTATCTCTTCTTTTTTTCCATCGTTCTTCAGCGTACTTCATTTCTCGTAAGTGGGTACACGCTTCGAACAACAGTTGAGTAGGGGACCGGTCCTCTGCTAACGCTATGATTTCCACTATGGCGCATAGGTTAGGTAACTTGGGTGGTGTCTCATCCTTTATGTAAGCACTGAGAGTGTTAGGGTGTATGCCCACTTTCCTTGCCACGTAGTTCTCTTTTAAACCGTTACGTGCCATTGCTCGGTTAATCCAGTTGCCAATGCTAGTGTGTCGTTGTAAAGAACCAGACATAACGTAAACTTTACTCACCACTAACACCACTAAAAGAAAAGGAGGATAGTCCCTCAACCATCCTCCACA